AAGGTTGATCGGATCAATACCTTGAGCAGCAGCCAGACGCTTAATCGCTTCATCAGGGTTGATGAACTTAGCAAGCATCTCAGGACCAAGAGCCTGTGAGATGGTTTGAATAAAGATAATCAAAGACTCACGATCTTGACCTCTACCAATACCTTCAATACCCGCCACTACTGTCGGGAACACCACACCCTTCGGAAGCTTAGGAAGTTCCTTTGCTCGTTGAAGAATGAATAGTTTACGTTGAAGATAAGGTTTAAGAAGTTCCGTAGTAAGGTTTCCATAGATACCACCAAGCTGCTCATTGAGTTCTTGTTGGGTAGCACGGATCTCTTCTGCGGTTGTGCGTTCGCTTTGACGAACAGTAAGGATCAGGAAGGCCTCACTCAACCGTTGATTCAGTTGGGTGATCATTTGATAGGCAGTGGCAAAGTCAGCCTGTTTGGCAACTTGAACCACAGACACGTCGTCTTGCCTGCCTTGAATAATAGCACCATTACCAGCCCTGGCAAGCGTTGACGGCTTGACCGTAGCAGATGGTGCAACAAGGAACACTACCTTGGCAGCAGCAGCAGAACCCTCTACCATTGCTTGCATCAGCCCCTCAAGGGACTTCAGATCGCCAAGATACTCTTCTATACGACCACGCCCATAGTCTTCACCATCCACCACATTAAAACGGAGGGGAAGCCAGGGACTCGTAGTCTTTGGAGATTTGCCATAGCTGTCTTCAATGATTTCACCGTCAACTTCTTGACGCCATCTCCACATTCCATCCTTGAGTTGTGCCCAGGTATAGACGGCAGCTTCATCCTCACCAACAGTTACATCAACAGAAGGCGTGGACGTGTTATCATCCACACGATTGGCAGCACTCTTAGGAGTTTGAAATCTTTCGGGAAGGAATTGTCGGTTGATTGATTCAACAGTAACGATCTCGGTGGGGTTACCCTCTCCATCACGGACGACCACAAAACGGTCAAGAGGATAAAGTTTAACACCACTCGAACCCATGTAGACCAGGACATTCCCGGTTACAATCAGATGCTTCATTGCCTGGTGAAGGATAACACGATCCTGTGATTCGGCAATGTGTTGCATAATAACCCGCTCCATTTTGGAGAGGCTTAAGTCAATCTCTGATTTGATCTTAGCATCAAGAGTCGGGTCCGAGGCGAGCTTACCGTCGTTGATCTGAAGCTTAAAAAACGTAGCCGTCACAGGGAACAAGCTAAGCATAAGCTTCGAGGCCATGACGTTCACACCTTTAGCCCCAATGGATTGCCAAGGAGTGGGCAGCTTCTGACCATTTACAACACCGGTGGGTGTCAGTAGGTAGGGCAGACTAAGGCGAGCACACTCCCTAGCAGTATCAAGGAAGATCGTTCTGTCGCTTGCCAAACGAGCATACCGGCTAGCAGCAGATTGATTATCCATGATCATCCTTGAGAGGAGGGAACGTTAAGAGGTGAACCAGCACCAATGCCACTCGTAGGAACACGAAGACGCTGGGCAGGGGTTTGACGCATAGGGGCTTTCAGTTGTTCAGCACCTTTGCCTGCTTGGCCTTTGACCCGAGCAGAAGCAGCAGATTGAATCTTTGCAACCTTTTCACCAGCAGAAACCGGCGGCGGGGGTGGAGGAGGCGGCGGAGCAGGAGCCTCAGGGGCAGGCATATAACGCACCTCAGGGGCCGGAGGAGGCGGGGGAGGCGCAGGTGCAGGCGGGGGAGGCGGAGGAGGGGGAAGAGCTGGCATCGGCGGAGGGGCCGGAGGTGCCGAAGCAAAACACATGGTTCTAAGATGGTTCGGTTTTTTGTTTAAGGTATCGAATCACAGCAATAGCACCAGCCTGAAAGGCCATTTCTTTTTCAGAAATTGTATGATTCGGAAAACGATCAGGATACATCTCTTCAAGCTCTTCAATAAGCCGAAGTAGATCAACCCTACCCCCTACTATATGTGTAAGGGGCAGAGTATCCTCATCAAGGTAAGCCATGGATTAACCATATTGTGGAAGATCGGTGTTTGCTGCCTCAAAAAAGGCAGGCATTCGGGCTCGTTGGGTATCCTTAAGGCCAGGAGCTTTTCCCTTTTCATAGAGGGAATCAGACTGACTCATCCAGAAGTCCTTATTCAAGTACTTGTTTTCGGACATACCAAGGCTATCCATCACCCATCCCACAGTCGCTCGGCGTAAGCGATTAAGGCTTGGTGTAGATTTGAGGCCGAGTTCGGAACAGACCATCGAGTGTATGGCAACGTGCGTTTGCTCGTCACGACTGATGTCTGCTGCTGTGGTGCGGATTCCGACGTCTCCGTTGAATCGGAAGAAGGGGAGGATAACGAAGAAGACACTGCGCTCCAGGATAGCTGCTTTAAGTATCGGATGCTCAGGTGCATCAAGCCAAGCCTTTAAAATATGCTTAGCTTCTTCCTCATACTTGGGGTTAGCACCGTGGGCATCAATTACATAATTCAATGCCTGGTCATGGTTCTCTTCATCACGTTGGTTGGAGAGTAATGCCTCCCGTACACCAGGTGTTTTGGGGAGTTCTTTCTCCAGTCCTTGTTGAAGAAACTCACGCACAGGCAATTCCAGGTGGCGAAGACCAAGGGCGCGTTTGAGTGCGTCCTCGGCCCCCTCTACCACCTTTCCCTTTTGAACCGCCACTGGGGTCCACTTGCGTTTGCGGCTGATAACTTGATCGTAGGGCGAAAGGGTTGGGCTCATTCTCCGCAGGGGATACAGGGTTCGTTTTCGGGTTTAACAGTGGGACAGCCGCAATCAGGGTCAACATCCTGCTCAAAACCAAAGAGATCACGAAAGTCTTCATCAAGAGCAGCAAGTGCATCATCTTTAGCTTGAGTGTCAGGCATCACCTGAAGAGAATAATAGAGACTCGTCTGAGGGGAATACATCCACTCATAAATAAACTCTCTATCATAAGTAACAACATCAGACCAGGAGTTAAACGAATACCCATGGAAGAGAAGTGTGCTTTGGAAGAGGCGGACAATACCATCTGCTACTTCTTTATAAGCATCCCAACCTACTTCAGAAGCAATCTCGATGTCCGGCGGGTAGTCATAAGATTGGACTCCAAAAGTCCCACTATCCCTATCGATGTGACGAGAGATAGGAGGGGCCAACTCTGGGGCAGTAGTATAGCCACGCAGATCGACGTTGTTATAAGAGCAGGAAGCCGTAGGCGCAATAGCAAAGGCGCGATCCATCTTATTGGACCGAGCAATCTGTGCTGCAATCTCAATGGCTTTTGCAAGTTCAGATACAAGGACGTAGGCCGGAGTGTGCTCCGGTTGATGAGTATGGAATTTGGTAAGGGCGTCTCCAAACTCTTTATACGTTACGCCGTTCTGGCAAAGAAAGTTAGCCAGACCAAGAATACCAAGGCCAACCTGACGGTCAGTCTCGGGGGGTAGATATTCTCCTGTGTCACCCACACCTGTCTTGGCGTGGAGATCAACAAGAGTACTCATACCTTCAGTAAACGCCGGAACCAAGTCAGTAATACTGCAAGCTCCGAGATTGATATGCTGAAGAAGGCAGGTACCGCGACTAGGAAGATAGACCTCCAAACAAACGTTACCGTAGATGCGCTTGCCCTCAGCATCGTATCGAATCTTGTTAAGCCAAATGTCTCCCTTTTTGATTCCATCAAGGGTTGCATCAATCAACTCATCAGAGGCATACTTAAGAAAGTTTTCATCTATGTTGAGACAACGCTTGACCCAAGCAAGATCAGATCGAGAGGCCTGAAGAAACTCAAGAGCATCCGGGTGGGTATAATCGAGGTGACAGACTACTGCCCCATTTTTATACACACCACCACGCCTCAGGGTTTCGTTGAGTGCGGAGTAGATGCGGGCAAAGGAGACGGGACCAGATGCCGTAAGGCCCTTTCCATTCTCTGCCCCACGAGCACGGAGCTTAGAGAGATGAACAGCAACGCCAGCTCCATTACGCAAAGCGTGCGAAACAAAGCGCCATGAGGCTTCAATGCCTTCAGGCCCTTCCATACTATCTTCAACAACGAAGACCGTACAACTGACGGGTAGGCGAGATTCAGGGTTGTCAATCCAGTTTTGGACACGTCCAGTACGGGCGATAGTGTTTGGGGTGTCGCCAAAATCAGCGTAAGCGGTCATCGGTATTAAAGAAGATCTTCGAGGATAGGAGGTTGGTAGTTTGGCCCCTTCAGAACTTTACCATCTTCGCGGCGGAGGGGCTTGCCGTCCACGAGTTTGCTCATGTTTGATTCAAAAACACGGCGCATGGCCACATCTAAATTCCAGCCACGAGCAGCAGCATACTGGTAGCAAACAAACACAAGGTCGGCCAGCTCTTTGAGTTGGTCTTCCTTGGTAACGCCATACAGTTCTTGTACAAAGGCTTCCCCCAGTTCACGAAACTCTTCTTCAATAAGACTAAATTGAAGTTCGTAAACGTTTTCGTCGGGGGTGTTGATTGGTTGTTCCATTGCCTCACGAAAGGTAATGGCCTGTTGGAGCAGCGATGACATGGTTAGCGGTTGCGCTCTTGAGAAATTTGTTTGATCTTACGTTCAACGTAAGCTTTGACTTTGAGCCAATCATCCAGTTCGGACTCGTAACTCTTGTGGCCTGCGCGGCAAACATACTTAACTACGTTGCCAGCAAGGTAATCAAGGTTTTGGTCAAGGATAAAATCCCAAACCTCAATCGTCCCTCTCTTGTAATGATTCGGACTGTACTTGCTCACGGAAGAACTCTTGGTAGTCGGGGTTGTTGATAATGCTTTGGAGTCTACGATTTGCCAGAAATCGTCCCAAGGCATCATTTCGGAGTGATCGTCTATCGAGCCACAGTTGCACTCCAAGGACGATTTGATTTCGTCGTAACTCGATCCAGACGGGAATGGCGGTGAGGATAAGGTCAATGGCGTGGAAAACGTTGCGATCAAGGACATAGACAATAGCAAGAACTAAGCCGATGTCAAGCCCAATAAGGACTGGGGTGGGTTCCATAGGAT